ATTGATGACTCTTTCGACCACGCCTTCGGAACAGAATACGGGTGGCACATGGAAGTCGGTGAACTCACCGACATCGAGGAGATGACCATCAGCGACGAAGACGGCAACGACTTGAGCGACCTCTTCGACTACGACAAGTTTTGGGAGCAATTCAAGCAATACACCGTCAAGTTCTACAGCGGAAACGTGGTCAACACCGGCGACATTGTACTGGTCGAGGCTTACCGAGGCACATGGGACGAGCGCAAGTTCATCTACAAGGACACGCTGAGTGGCATCTACTATTGCGAGACCACCGAGAACTCGAAGTACCGCACCTTCGTCAAGAGCTTCAAGAGAATGGTCCCCAACACCGAGGCCAACCGCAAGAACCTTCGCATCGCATAACGAGAGTAATTTTTATTATAACTGCAAACATCGCTAACAATCAACACGTTAGCGGTGTTTTGTCGTTTTGACGGGAAAAACTGGTATTTCAAGAATTTGGGGTTTTGGAAAAGCGGTTTCTTATATGGTTACTTTTGCATTTGTTCAAATCGCAAGCACATGGGATTTCTTGAGACAATAGGACTTCGTAAGAAGAGCGCGACACCGGTGGCAGGCACCGATGCCGTGACCTCGACCGTAACGGAGAGCGAGATTATCCGCAGCAGTGCGGAGTGGCGCATCGGCATGATGGCCCGCAAGATTTCAGCGACGCCGTTTGTGGCGACCGCCAACTTCATCACGCTCTACAACACCGTCCCCGAGGTGCAGTGGCCGATCAACTACATCGCCAGCCGCGCCGCCGGTGCGAAGTACATGCTCAAGAGTTACAAGGATGACAGCGTGGTATGGGACAACGAGGCCGTGAACAAGCTGCTCGTGCAGCCCAACGCCTTCGAGACCTGGTACCGCACCATGTTCAAGCACTTCGCCTACAAGTTGCTCACGGGCAACTCGTACATCAAGGCAGCGATGAGCGATGCGTTCGCCGGTGCCTCGAAACTGATTGACTGGTGCGACCGCTACGTCACCCTTGAGGCTCCCCTGGTGCGAATTGAGTACAAGAAGTACATCAACGACATCTACGGTGTCGCCGACATCGATGATGTTGTCAAGGCGTACCATCACGATGTGGAGAACGTGTACCGTGCGAAGCCCATCGACCCGCGTTGTGTGTTCCATGACAAGGACGATGTGCTCGGCTGGTATGTCAGAGACCCGCTGAAAGCGAAGAGCCGGCTCTATGCAGCCCTCAAGGCCATCAGCAACCTGATTGCCGTGTACGAGGCAAGGAACGTCCTCTATGTCAAGCGTGGTGCCATCGGCTGGCTCGTTTCGGACCAGAAGGACGAGATGGGCAGCAAGGCGCTGACTCAGGACGAGAAGAAGCAGATTTTGGACCAGTCGAACGAGATGTACGGACTGGAGTCGGGCAAGTATCCGTATGGCATTTCGGATGTCAAGCTGGATTTCATCCGCACCAATCTCTCGATCCAGGAACTGCAGCCGTTCGAGGAGACGCTGGCCGACGCGATTATCATCGCAGGGCTTTACGGCATCCCGAGTGTGCTCATACCGCGAAAGGACCAGTCCACCTACGCCAACCAGGCGAGTGCTGAGAAGGCGGTGTATTCATCGGTCATCATCCCGATGGTGCAGCGTTTCTGCAACGAGTTCACCCGCTTCCTCGGTCTTGACCAGGACGGGCTGTACCTCGATGCCGACTTCAGCGACGTGGACTGCTTGCAGACGGGCAAGAAGGAGGAGCAGGAAGTTCACCGCTCCATCACCGACCGCTGCAAGATTGAATTTGAAGCTGGGCTTATCACGCTGAACGACTGGCGTGCCCAGCAGGACTATGAACGGGTGGAAGACCCATTGTACGACAAGTACATCACGGAGATGACGCCCGACGAGATAGAGAGAGTTAAGAAATTCATTACAAACCAAACACCCAAACAAGATGAAGGAGAATTTTCAGCGCCTGCTGTACAAGACGAAGGCGAATGATTTGGACGAGGCCAAGGGCATCGTGACGGTTGCCGTGAACGGCATCGGGATTGTTGACTCCCAGAATGACATCTCAATGCCGGGCTCGTTCAACAAGACGTTGAGCGAGAACATCGCTCGCATGAAGTGGTTCTTGAACCACGATGTGACGCAGTTGCTTGGTGTGCCCCTTGAGGGTTCGGAGAAGGACGGCAACCTGGTCATGGTCGGCCAACTGAACCTTGCCAAGCAGATCGGCCGCGACACGTTGGAGGATTACAAGCTGTTCGCCTCGGCGGGCAGGACCTTGGAGCACTCCATCGGCGTGCAGGCCATCAAGCGTGACAAGGAGGACAAGCGCAAGGTCCTTGAGTGGAAGATGTGGGAGTATTCCACGTTGACCAACTGGGGAAGCAACCCGCAGACGTTCCTTGTAGGCATCAAGAACGACAGCCCCGGCGACGTGAGGGCTAACATCGAGTTCATCCGTCAGGCGCTGAAGATGCGCTACTCGGATGCTCGCTTAAAACTATACGAGATGAAACTTGACATGCTGAACAAGGCGCTTGAGGGCGCTGTGGTAGTTACCTGTCCCCATTGCGGGCAGGAGTTCGTGTGGGACGAGGCCGAAAGGTACACTTTCGAGCAGCAGGTGCTCGACGCTGCCAAGTACTATCTTGACTGGCTGCGTGACGGCATCGTCCGTGAAGAGATGGCGAAACTTGAGCCACAAGTCCGTGAGGCCGTGCTTGCCATCCTCCAGCCCGTATTGAGCAAGTGCGACGGCAAGATTGACGAGGAGATGGTGAAGAAATCCGTCACCGACCTCGCCGAGTATGCCTACTGCCCGCATTGCTATTCCCGAGTATATCAATCGACAATCATGCAAGAGAAAACCAATCCTGTCACCGAGAAGACCGAGGATGAGCCGTCAAGCGACACTCAGACCGAGGGTGAGGAGACGGGACAGAAAGCCGCTGGCAGCACTTTCTTCGGTGGCCTCAACGCTGTAATCGAGAAACACTAACCATTTAATTTGAGTTTTCATTATGAAGATCAACAAGAAAGACTTCGGTGTGAACCTGGACGCAATTCAGGACCCCGAGCAGAAGAAATTCATGGAAAGCATTCTCGACATGATGACTGACGTGTGCAACAAGGCCATCGAGGGCATGCTGACCCAGAAGGATGTTGACGACAAGTTCGAGGAAATCAACGGCAAGCTGAAAGGCTATGACGCTGAGAAGTTCGACCAGCTCGTCAAGGACAACAACGACCTGCGCGAAATGCTCAAGAAGAGCATGGAGGTCATCGAGAAGGCGCACAAGGCTCCCAACGGCATGGAGGTTATCTCCAAGTTCGACGAGAGACTGAACGAGATGTTCGAGAGTGAGAAGTTCCAGGACTTCGTTGATGGCAAGACCCGCAAGTCGGGCGCTTTCGACGGCTTCAGCCTGAAGGACATCGTGAGCATCTACGCCAACGGTGGCGGCGACAACGCCAACTACAGCGGCGACAACCTGATTTCCCGTCAGGACCAGCGCTACTTCTCGCCCTACAACCCCGCCAAGTTGCACCTCCGTGACATCATCACCGTGCTGCAGGGCGACCCCGAGTTCCCCGCCTACACCTTCGGCCAGGTGGCTGCCGTTGACCGCAACGTGCGCTATGTGACCGAGAACGGCGAGCTGCCCGAGAGCGCATTCAGCCTGAAGGAGGTTACCGCAACCCCCGCCCGCGTGGGTACCCATATCAAGTTGAGCAAGCGCATGCTCAAGAGCCGCATCTTCCTGCGCTCCTGGCTGCTTGCCACCCTGCCTGACCGCATCTACCTCGCCGAGGACTGGAACATGTTGTTCGGTGACGGCAGCGGCGACCAGCTGAAGGGTATCGTCAACCAGACCGGTTGCACCCCTGTTGAGACCATCATCGGCAGTGCGATCACCACCATCAGTGCAGGTGACGTTGACAGCGTTGCTTCCTACAACAGCGGTGCCGACACCATCCTGACCTTTGATGACCCGCACCCCGAAATCCTCGAGGGCATGAAGATCACCCTCGCCAACAGTGGCGACAGTGGCTTCAACGGCACCTACGATGTCATCAAGATGAACGACCGTCAGTTGCTCATCAAGGGCGGCGCTTACAGTGGCAGCATCACCGCTGCTAACATCACCGGTACCGTCAACCACGGTGCCTACAAGAGCATCGCCTATCCCAACAGCCAGGATGTGCTGAACACCATCTTCGCCGTGATGAACTACGCACAGTACAGCCCCACCGCTGTCGTGCTGAACCCCATCACCGTGAACGCCATCATGGCCGAGAAGGACACCATGGGCCGCAGCCTCGGTCTCGTCGTTAACCAGAACGGCGTGAAGACCATCAGCGGTATCCCCGTGATTGAGCTGACCAGCATACCCGTCGGCAAGTACCTCGTCGGTGACTTCCGCGGCGCTGCCAACCTCATCGACTACACCACCTTGAGCATCGAGTTCGCCGAGGACGTGGACACCAAGCTCAAGAACTATGTGGCTGTAATCGCTCAGGAGGAGATCATCTTCCCCGTTTACATGCCCTGGGCCTTCTCGTTTGGCTCGCTCGACAGCGTAAAGACCGCCATCACCGCTGACTAATCATGGGAAAGAACGGTATTTTCGCTATTTCCGGCAAGTCCCTGGACAAGCTGCTGCAGGAGAACCAAATCCGCAAGGCTCTTGGCGACATCACCATCATCGAGATGCGTGACGTCAACGCCATGGTTGAGGTGACTCCTTCGGAGGCTACCGTTGATGGCGGAACGACGCTCCAGTTGAAGGCTTCCGTCATCCCCGAGGATGCGGTTGTCACCTGGAACTCCAGCAACACCAGCAAGGCAACGGTAAGCAACAAGGGCGTTGTGACTCCCGTTGCCGCTGGCAATGCTACCATCTCCGCGTCGGTAACCGTCGGCGGGACCACCTACAAGGACGTGTGCAACGTGACGGTGCCCTCGTACACCATTGCGAAGGCCGCAGCCACGAACGGAAGTTTCAGCACCTCGCCCAGCAGTTCCGCGATTGCGGGCACTGAGGTGACGGTTTCCGCCACGCCTTCGGATGGTTATGTCGTTGACACCATCACCGTTGTCGAGACCACCGGCAGCAAGCCTGTCACCGTCAACAACAACAAGTTCACGATGCCCGCAGCCAACGTGACTGTCACCGTGACCTTCAAGGCCGAGGGTTAAAAACCGCTCAAGACTATGAAGTATGTTGTATCAGGTCCGGCCGTTGAGGTGCTCATTCGTGAGAACCGCGTCCGCATACAGAGGGGTGTCCTCAGTTTCACCCCTCTTACAGAGGCGCAGAAGGCTCCCGAGGCTCCCGTGGACGACACCAAAGCGGTGGAGGCGCCGCAGGACTCCAAGGAAGTCCGCATGACGGACAAGAAGAAACCCAAAAAGACCAAGAAATGATTTGACAGATGAACCTCATTGACTGCTCATATTTCTACCACGGCCCGTTGCAGGTCATGAACGCCGAGGCGACGAGTGACCTCGACAACAATGCCTATGCCGTGCAGCAGCACATCACGGGCTACATCGAGCGTTACCAGGGCGAGTTCCTGCGTAAGATGTTGGGCAATGTCTTTGCCGTTTCGGTTCTTACCGCCCTTTCGAGCGGCGAGACCGACGACATGGAGGACCTGCTTGAGAAGTTGCGCCTGCCGTTTGCCCATTACGTCTATTTCAAGATGGCGGGTGACGGCAACCAGGTGATGACCGCGACCGGACTGGTACGGCTGAAGTCGGCCAACGACAACGAGCCGCCACGTCAGCGCATGGTCAGCGTCTGGAACGACATGGTGGAACTGAACAAGGAGTTCATCGCGTGGGCTGATGTGAGCACCTATGACGTTTACTATCAAGTCAACATGGTTACACCAATCAACCAGTTCAACCTGTGATGGAACAGATAGAGAAGATTTTCAAGAGTGTGGTGGATGCGGTCGCCAAGTCCGTAGTCGTTACCAAGACAGGCCCTGCCGGTAGCACCGAGCAGGTGGAGGGTATCGACATCAACTACATCTACGGCTCTGCGCAGTATGTCAAGGACATGCTGGACGTGCGGTCGAAGGGCCTCGGCAGCAACATGCCGCTGAAGTTCCCCTTGATCGCCTTGCAGACGCCCAACGTGCAGATTGTGGACTCGCCCGACTATGCCTACCGCACGAAAATCAATCTCATCATCGCCTGTTCGTCCAGGAAGGAGTGGTCTAACGAGATGCGTATGGAGACGTCCTTCGAGCGTGTGCTGCTGCCCATCTATGACAGGCTCATAGAGGTGCTGAAAAGCGACCCGCGTTTCGACTGGGGCTACGGCGACATCGAGTACGTCCCACATACCATGTCGAAGAATTTCGATTACGGCCGGTACGGTGCTGTGACGCCGAGCGGTCAGGAGGTGAGCGAGCCGATAGACGCTATCGACGTTCGCAGCCTTGAGATTAAAGTTAACAATCTAATCTGCAAAAGAGAATATGTCAAGAATTAGAACTTGTGTCTCTGACTCGTTCTTCACCGGTCAGAGCGTATGTGAAATCGACTACGACAAAATCCGTGGCATGGTGTTGGTAGAGCATGGCACGAAGCTGTCGTATTCCACGCTTGCCAACCTGCGCACTGCTTGCCATGCA